TCGTAAGGACAATGATGGTAACATAAAACAATCAATGAAGGTTCCTCTTGCTTACGGGCCGAGACAGAAATGGCTTACTCGTTTAAATGAAGATGCTGACCTATCAAAGACAGTTGCTATTACTCTTCCTCGTATTGGTTTTGAGATACAAAACCTACAGTATGACCCTAATAGAAAATTGAATAGAGTGCAAAAGTTTAAAAAAGTTAAAGGTGCAAGTGCTAATCGTCTTGACTCTCAGTATATGCCTGTTCCTTATAATTTAAATATTCAGTTATATGTGATGGCTAAAGAATCTGATGACTCTTTACAAATTATCGAACAAATTCTTCCATACTTCCAACCAGACTATACTCTTACAATTAATGATATGGCTGATATGGGAATTAAAAGAGATGTACCTATCATATTAAATAGTGTTGCATATGAAGATAATTATCAGGGCGATTTTGAAACACGCCGTGCATTAATTTACACTTTAGATTTTACTGCAAAGTTTTATCTTTATGGGCCTGTCACTTCTCAAGCTGTTATCAAAACAGTACAGGTTGACCAGTATACTGATCTTCAAGATACTGCTCCTAAAAGAGAACAGAGATACACAGTTACACCAAATCCTACTACTGCTGATGCAGATGATGATTTTGGTTTTAATGAAACAACTTCTTTCTTTGAAGATGCAAAGAATTTTGATCCAGTAACAGGTACAGACAAGTAGAAAATATAATGGTTGATCCCCTAAAAGAATTGAATAAAGCTCTTGGGGTTGCTAGTAATGTTCAGACATTACAAAAGGAACCTTGGAACTCTAAAGAATATACTGAAGTTTTACCAGCCGTAGTTGAAAACAACACTGAAGAATATGATGATATTGAAAAAGATTATCGTCTTCAAAGAGATACTTTTCATACTTTGGTAGAGAAAGGTTCAACAGCAATTGATGGAATACTTGAGCTCGCAAAAGAAGGTGAGCATCCAAGAGGATATGAAGTTGCTGGAAATCTTATCAAACAGGTTGCAGAAGTTGCAGAGAAACTAGGTGATCTTCAAGAAAAAATGAAGAGACTTAAAGAAGTACCAAACACTGCTCCTAAAAATGTTACTAATGCATTATTCGTAGGTTCTACTGCTGAATTACAAAAAATGTTAAAAGGTAAAACTGATGGTTGATGCTACCTATCTAGGTAATCCGAATCTTAAAAAAGCAAACGTACAACAATCTTGGACAAAGAAACAACTTCAAGAATATACTCTTTGTATGGAAGACCCAATATATTTTATACAAAACTATGTAAAAATTATTTCTCTTGATGAAGGCCTAGTACCATTTAATATGTATTCTTTTCAAAAAGAAATGGTTGGTACATTTCATAGTAATCGTTTTACTATCTGTAAACTACCTAGACAGTCTGGTAAATCTACTGTTATGGTATCTTATCTATTACACTATGCTCTATTTAATCCAAGTGTTAATATTGCTATACTTGCAAACAAAGCTGCAACCGCAAGAGATTTATTAAGTAGACTACAACTTGCATATGAACATTTACCTAAGTGGTTACAACAAGGAGTTATGTCATGGAACAAAGGAAGTTTAGAACTTGAAAATGGTAGTAAAATATTGGCGTCTTCTACTTCAGCTAGTGCGGTTCGTGGTGGTTCTTATAATATTATATTTCTTGATGAGTTTGCGTATGTTCCCAGTAATGTAGCTGAACAATTCTTTAGTTCTGTTTATCCCACTATTTCTTCTGGTAAAACTACAAAAGTCATGATAGTATCAACCCCACACGGTATGAATATGTTCTATAAGATATGGACAGATGCAGAGGAGAAGAGAAACACATACGTTCCTATTGAGGTTCATTGGAGTGAAATTCCAGGCCGAGATGAAAAATGGAAAAAAGAAACTATTTCAAATACTAGTGAACAACAATTTAACACAGAATTTGAGTGTGAGTTTCTTGGTTCTATTAATACTCTTATAACTGCAAAGAAACTTAGAACAATACCATACAGAGAACCTAAACAATCAAACGCAGGCCTTGATGTACATATCTCACCACAAGAGGGACATACGTATGTAATTACTGCTGACGTTGCTCGAGGAACACAAAATGATTATTCTGCATTTATTGTAGTTGATGTAACAGAAATGCCTTACAGAGTAGTTTCAAAATATAGAGACAATGAAATAAAACCTCTTCTATTTCCAGCAAAAATTTATGAAGTTGCTCGTGCATATAACCAAGCATTTGTTCTTGTAGAGGTAAATGATATTGGTGAACAAGTTGCAAACACTTTACAGTTTGACTTGGAGTATGACAACCTTATTATGGCATCCATGCGTGGGCGGTCAGGACAGGTACTAGGAGGGGGGTTCAGCGGTGGAAAAGCACAATTGGGAGTTAGAACTACTAAGGCTGTTAAAAGAATAGGATGTTCTAATCTCAAACAATTAATTGAAGATGATAAACTTATAGTAGAAGATTTAGATATTATTAGTGAATTATCTACATTTATTGTAAAGGGTTCTTCATATGAAGCTGATGATGGATGTAATGATGATCTAGTTGCTTGCTTGTTTATATTTGCATGGGTAACAGATCAACAGTATTTTAAAGAATTAACAGACAGTGATGTACGTATGACTATGATGAGAGAACAACAAAATGCATTAGAACAAGATATGGCACCTTTTGGTTTTGTGATTAATGGTTTAGAGGATGAGAATATAGGAAATATGGTAGATGAGTATGGTACAAAGTGGGCCGCTGTAGTGAGAGATTATGGAACAGATTGGTAATATTAGATAAACTCTAATAAATCATTATCATTTTTAATCCAACAATTTGCACATAATATTATACTCTCATCAATAAGAGAAAATATTTCTTTTCTACTCTTAGGATTAGTTCCTACTCGTTTTGTTATTTTTCGTATTTCCGAATCATGAGGATAGTATTTTAAACACACAGTTTCACTCTCACCACAATGTTTACAAGATTTATTAGCTAAATTTTCATTTAACAATATAATTCTTTTACGATAGTTTCTACGAGCTACCTTTTTAATTGTGTCTTTATACTTTTCATAGTGTGCATTTACCATATTATTATTTATATGTTATAACACTTATAAAAACAGTTTTTCTAATATTGTTTTCTTATAAATATCTGTAATAAACAAAAACCAACTCTTAAAGATAAGGAGTACAATTTATGTCTTTTCTAGTTTCTCCTGGCGTTCATGTCAAAGAGATTGATTTAACTAATGTTGTTCCATCAGTTGATACCACAATTGGTGCAATTGCTGGGCCTTTTGAAAAGGGCCCTGTATCTTCAATAGTTACAATCACATCTGAGTCTGATCTCCTCAACAATTTCGGTAAACCCAATGCAAATAATTTTGAATGGTGGTATACTGCTTCTAATTTTCTAAAATATAGCAACACTTTAAAAGTTGTTCGTGCAGAATCTGCACTCTTAAATGCTTCTGAAGGCGGTACTGGATTATTGATACGCGATAATGATCAATATCTTACAGACTACTTTTCTGAAACAGGTGATGGTCAAGTAACTACTAATGATTGGTATGCACGTAGTGCTGGTATTAATGGTAACTCTATTGGTGTTGAAGTTTGTCCTTCTCCACAAGGATACGAGCAAGACTTAGGTACAAACAACCTAGTAAACGGTGCTGGAGCTATTGGTGATAAAACGATTACAGTCGATGATGCTGATGAAGCAGGATTTGCTTTTCAAGTTGGAGACATGATCAAGTTTCATACAACTGCTTCTGTAACTGCTGTTGTTAATGGTGCTGTTACTGCTTCCATTAACCTTACAGTTGATGCAAACTCTGGTACTGCAGCTGTAGGTCAACGTGTTATTGGTGCTGGTATTACTGATATAGTTAAAATTAAAACAGTTACTTCTCAAACTGCTCTTATTCTAGATAAAGCAATTACGGTTGCAGATGATGTAGTGTTAGCACTTTCACCATATGCATCTGTTGAATCTGGTGATACTCAATACGAAGTTACTTCTATTAGTGGTGAAGTATTAAGTATTCGTTTAAAAGATGACCCAGATCAAGGTGGATTGCAAACTATTATCCCTGATAATTCTTTGATTACAAGACGCTGGCGTTGGGCAGATTTATTTAATTCTGCTCCTGGCCAATCTGCATATAACTTAGCAAATGGTCGTGGTACTGGTGATGAATTACACGTTGTAGTTTTTGATACAACTGGTCTTATTACTGGTTCTGATGTAGATGTTGCTGGTCAAAGAGGTAATGCTGTACTAGAAACTTATGCTAACCTATCAAAAAATCCAGCTGCTAAAGGGCCTCAAGGAGATAGTATTTACTATCCAACAGTCTTCTTTAATCAGTCTGAGTTTGTTTTCTGGGGTGATCATATTGCTGCTGGTACTAACTGGGGTACTGATACTGCAACTGCATATACATCAGTTGTTCCTATCACTACAGTTTCTTTGGCTGGTGGAACAGATGATTATTCTGTTACTGCTGGTGAATTAGAACTTGCTTATGATAAGTTTGGTGACGCTGAAGGAGTAGATGTAAATCTAGTTCTTGGTGGGCCAAGTTCTGGTGTTACTGATTCAGCTGCTGGACAAGATACTCATGTAACAATGATTACTTCTCTTGTAGAAGGCCGTAAAGATTGTGTTGGATTTGTTTCGCCATTCCGTTCTGCAACGGTTGGTATTGCAAACACAACTACACAAACAGAAAATGTAACTTCTGCATTTGAGTTATGCCCATCATCTTCTTATATGGTTTTTGATAGCAGTTACAAATATATTTACGACAAATAT